GCAGCACCGAATGTGGCTACACCGGCAGCAACTACTGGGACATCAACGACAACGTGGTGGGCACACTGGCGCAGGACAAATGCGGCAAACGCCTCAGCTCCTGCAAGTTGCGTTTCGGTGAAACTGCCGAGTTGCCCTTTGGATCCTTCCCAGGCGCTGGTCTGACCCAATGAAACCCAGCAAGTCCATCCAAGAAGCTGCACTGGAGCACGCCAAGGCGGAATTTCCAAGAGAATCCTGCGGCCTGGTCGCCGTGGTCAAAGGCCGCAAGCGGTATTTCCCCTGCCGCAACATGGCCGAAACACCAGACGAGCACTTTGTGCTGGACCCGGCTGACTACGTTGCCGCCGAAGAACAGGGCGAAATCGTGGCCGTGGTGCATAGCCACCCCAAAACCAACCACGCCCCATCGCAAGCCGACCGCGTTGCCTGCGAAAAATCTGGTTTGCCCTGGCACATCATCAACCCACAGACCGAGCAATGGGGTTATTGCGAGCCTGAAGGCTTTGAACTGCCCTACGTGGGGCGCGAATTTGTCTTCGGCATCGTGGACTGCTACAGCCTGTGCCGCGACTGGTACAACCGCGAATTCGGCCTCAACCTGAGCGACTACGACCGCCGTGACGAGTTCTGGCTACGGGGTGAGAATTTATACCTAGACAACTTCGCCAACGAAGGCTTCTACCCCATCCCCCTGGAAGAACTGCAGTACGGCGACGCAATCCTGATGCAACTTGCATCACCGCTACCCAACCACGCCGCCATCTATTTGGACGATCAACTGATCCTGCATCACCTACAAGGCCGACTCAGTAGCCGTGATCTGTACGGCGGTTATTATTTGAAGAGCACCGCCCGAGTCCTGCGGCATGAAAGTCGTTAAGGTCTACGGCGCACTCCGCAAAAAGCTGGGTCAGTGCCGCTTCCAGTTTGAAGCCGACACCCCAGCCCAAGCCCTCAAGGCACTTTGCGTCAACTTTCCCGGCCTTGAAAAGTGGTTGCTGGATAGTGAAAAAGACGGCGTTGGTTATCGCGTAACTCTCGGAAAAGAAAAAATTACTGAACAAAATGCAGCGTTAATTGTCGGTCCATGGAGTGAACGCGAAGTCTTCAGTATCACTCCAGTAATCGCTGGTGCAGGTGGTTTGGGTGGTCAAATCGGTATCGGCGTCGGCTTGATTGCGCTGTCGTTTTTGCTGCCCGGTGCTGGTCTGTTTGGCGCAACCAGTATTTTTGGAGCCACAGCAGCTACAGCAGGCACCGCTGGTGCATTAACAACTTTGGGCGTTGCGCTCAGCGGATTAGGCGCATCTCTTGTGTTGGGTGGCGTCGCTCAAGCCCTTTCGCCAGCTCCCGTTCAGTCAACCACAGTTATAGAACGCGGACGCGACGCCGCAAAATTCGAATCCTTCACTTTCTCTGGCATCGTCAACACCGCCAAACAAGGTTTGCCTGTGCCAATCGCATACGGACGTGTGTTTGTGGGCTCCGCTGTTCTCTCTAGCGGTCTTGATGTTGATCAACTGATATGACACGCATTCTTGGTGCTGGTGGTGGAGGCGGCGGCGGAGGCGGCGGCAAGGGCGGCGGTGGTGGTGGCGGTGGTTCCAGCCGCACACCAACAGAAGCCGACGACTCACTCCAGTCAGTTCAATACGCCAGCGTGCTGGATCTACTGTGCGAAGGCGAAATTGACGGCATCGAAAACGGCGAAAAAGGTATTTATCTGGAAGGCACTCCAGTCCGCGACGCCGCCAACAACGCCAACTTCGAGGGCTACACAGTCGTCACCCGCACTGGTACGCAAGCCCAGAGCTACATCAGCAACGCGATTGGCACCGAAAGCGAAGAAGCAGTCAACGTTGAAGTCGTTAACGCCACTCCAATCGTCCGCACCATCACCGATTCCGACGTGGATCGTGTGCGCGTCACGCTGCAAGTTCCATCACTCCAAATCATCGAAGATGACGGCGACATTGTTGGCCACAGCGTCCAAGTCCGCATCCAAGTCCAATACAACGCCGGCGGCTACACAACCGTCGTAGACGACACGATCAGCGGCAAAACCAGCAACCGCTACCAGCGCGATTACATGATCCCGCTGTCTGGCGCGTTTCCCGTTGATATCAAAGTCATCCGCGTCAGTGCCGACGAATCCAGCACCAAACGTCAAAACCAAACCTACTGGTTTAGCTACACCGAAATCATCGACGAAAAACTGCGTTACCCCAACAGCGCACTTTGTTACCTGCGGTTTGATTCCCGCCAGTTCGACTCAATCCCAACCCGCAAGTATTTGATTCGTGGGCAAAAAGTCCAACTACCCAGCAACGCCACCGTCGACACCACCACTTACCTGGGTCGCGTCACCTATTCCGGCGTCTGGGACGGCACCTTCGGCGCTGCAACTTGGTGTAACGACCCCGCGTGGTGCCTCTGGGACTTGCTCACCAACACCCGTTACGGCGCCAGTATCCCAACCAGCAGCCTTGACCGCTACGACTTCTATGCCATCAGCCAATACTGCAACGCCCTTGTAGACGACGGCAAAGGTGGCTTGGAACCCCGCTTCTCCTGCAACCTGCTAATTAACAGCCGCGACGAGGTTTACAACGTCATCCAAGAGATGACCAGCCTATTCCGTGGTATCGCGTATTACGGCGCCGGCTCGCTGGTGCTCCAGCAAGACAAACCGACTGACTCGCAGTATTTGCTGGGACCAAGCAATGTCGTCGACGGCATTTTTGTTTACAGCGGCACATCACAAAAAGCTCGCCACAGCGTCGCAACTATTGCTTGGCAGTCCTACGACACCCTCGGCGAAGTTGAGTACGAATACGTCGAAGACGCCGACGCTGTAGCCAAATACGGCATCATCAACAAAGACATCAAGGCGCTGGGTTGTTACAGCCAAGGTCAAGCCCATCGCGCTGGTAAATGGGCACTGCTGAGCGAGCAAAACCTGACTGAAACCGTCACCTTCTCGGTGTCTATCGACAGCGGCATCATCCTGCGCCCTGGGATGGTGATTGACGTTGCCGATCCAATGAAGGCTGGCACACGCCGCAGTGGCCGCGTCAGTTCTGCCACCACAACCACCATCACGGTTGATTCCAGCAGCAGCCTGTCCGTCAATCTGGCAAGCAACCCACGCATTTCGGTGATCCTGCCCAGCGGCAACGTCGAACTCCGCCCGATCCAATCCATCAGCGACCGCACCATCACGGTCGGCAACGCATTTAGCGAAGCACCCAACGCCAACGCTATCTGGCTCATCCAAACCGACGACATTGAATCCCAGCAATTCCGCGTCCTCAACGTCGCCGAATCGGACGACGGCATCTACGGCGTCACCGCCCTGCAATACAACAGCAGCATTTACAACGCGATTGAAAGCGACAACACGCTGACCACCCGCGACATCAGCAACCTGACCGACCCACCCGATGCGGTCAGCAACATCACCGGCACCGAATATCTGTATCAAGACGGGCAAAGTGTTTTTTCTGGCTTCACCCTTAGCTGGATCAGCCCCAAAGATCGCGTCTCCGAATTCCGCGTTAAATACCGCGTTGATAACGACAACTGGCAGCAGGTCAACACCACCTCGCCGTCAATCAAGATCCTCAATACGCACCCTGGAACGCTTTACGTACAAATTCAGGCGTACAACTACGTCAACAAAGGCAGTGCAATCGCCGCCGCTCAATTCCCGCTTGTTGGCAAAACTGCTGTCCCCGGCAATGTTCAGAACCTGAGTTTTGAGGCCATCAATGCCAACTCCGGTCGTCTGCGCTGGGACGAAACTGTTGATCTCGACGTAAAGGTTGGCGGCAAAATCCACATCCGCCACAGCAACCTGACGGATGGCAGCGCGAGCTGGAGCAACAGCGTTGACCTGATTCCGGCTAAATCCGGCAGCGCCACTGAGGCCATCATCCCGCTGGTGGAAGGCGAGGTGCTGGTCAAGTTTGAGGACGACGGCGGCCGCCAGAGCGCCAGCGAAACCAGCATCATCATCGACCTGCCCGACACACTGGCACCGCTCACGTTGATCAACCGCCGCGAAGATCAGGACACCCCGCCCTTCCAAGGCACACGCACCAATACCTTCTACAGCGAAGAGTTCGACGCCCTGACGCTGGATGGCTCGGACTTGCTGGACGACGTGCCCGATGTGGATCTACTGCCCACATTTGACGTGATGGGCTCGGTGCAGTCTTCCGGCACCTACGACTTCGCCACCACCGTCGATTTCGGCAACACCTTCTCCATCGACTTCAGCCGCTACTTCGTCACCCGTGGCTATTACCCCAGCGACCTGATTGACAGCCGCCTTGCTGATGTGGACGCTTGGAGCGACTGGGACGGCGGCGTGATCGACTCGGTGAACGCCATCCTTGAACTCCGCAGCACCACCGACAACCCGAGCAGCACTCCGACTTGGGGCGCATGGCAGCCGTTCGTCAATGGCACCTTCCGTGGCCGTGGCTTCCAGTTCCGCACCACGCTGACCAGTAGCGACGTTGCCGAAAACATCCTCGTGGATGAGCTGGGGTATCTCGCCACCGTTCAACGCCGGACCGAGCAAAGCAATGCTGCAGTGAGCGGCACCACCAACACCGCCGTGACCTTCCCCTATCCGTTC